AGTTTGGACGAAGTTTGGAGTCCTGCGGAACCTTGGTCTTCCCTTGCCTTGAGGGATACCTTCGACGGTGAATACAACCATGAATGTCATTTTCTCAGCCTATTCATTGCATTTCTTAATTCTTGGGCTGCTTTTGGGCCTCGCTTTTTCTCAATGTCTCGTATCGTTTGGCCCCACCATCCAGAAGCTGCTATTAACCCATGATCGGCTTTCATGGCGTTGAATCTCTTGACCCATTCCAGAGCTTCCATCTCCATCCGAAATGTCTCCTGTGAGGAAGAGGGCGTAGGTGATTGACTCAATTGGATGATTGATTCCATCTTTAACCTCATTTAGAAGTTTTACTGCTTCAAAATAGTTCATGCCAGATTTTTTTGAATTCGTTTTCCAATCCAGGTAACAACTGGAACCGCCCAACTGTTTCCAAGAACTTTATATCTCGGCCCATCTGGGCACTCCTCCGCAGATTTCCCGCGCCAAGGAATCGCGGTGTACCCGTCAGGGAAACCCTGTAGCCGTTCGCACTCTGTCGGAGTCAGGCGGCGAACTTGCATAGGAGGAACATAGGCCGCATGGCTATGCCCTTTGGTTAGTGTGTAAGAAGGAGCGCCAGGCTCAAAGTCGCCGAAAGAGTGAGAGTCTTTTCTTCCCAAATGATTCATGGTGTCGATTGGGATTGGCTGCATTACCGCAGTCCCATCCTGAGAGCAGGTCGGGTTCAAGCCTAATGCGGCATCTAGCGTCTTGCTTGTGTCCTCGTCCATTCGGACATAGAACCCGCCTTCTGGGCGGTCTGATCTCTTGTTGCCGCCGTAAAAGTTGATGGGTTGTGCCACACCATGCACATCCATCTTGGTCAGGGTGTACATCACGCCTTCTTGTGATGCGCCGACTCCTTGCGGACCGCCCGCTTCTCTGCCAATCAAGTTACCTTGAATGGCAACAGGCTGCATCACCGCAGCAGTCGCGTTCTCATTGGCTCCGATGCTGTGGCAAATATCTGCATTGCTAATTGGGTCTTGAGTTGGATGGAATGAGATCAGGTGAGAGTGCCCATGATTGGCATCTTGACTAGAACATCCCTGAAGCCTGCCGAAGCTCGCGTCTATACATGGAGACACTTTAGCTATAAAAGTCTCAGACTCCCCATCTTGTCTTCGCATTGCTCCGGCATTGAGGCACATGGCGATTTCTGGCTGGGCGACATACCATCCATCTTCATTGTGTCCTGGGCGACTGACTCCAGTGCCTTCTTTAGTGAGGGTGGGAGTAATTTCCCCCGCTTCTCTGCTCGGCGCAGAATCCCGGCGCACGCCGTCGAACTCAAGAAGAACCGCTGCGGGATCGAAGTCGTTTCTAGCACTTGCGACAACGAACACACGGCGGCGTCGTTGGGCCACGCCGAAATATTGGGCATCCAAGACCCTCCATGCGACTGTGCGCTTGGGGCCAGAAACGACACCCGCATCCGGCCAACCGTCGGGCGCAACAAGTGGTTCATCACCCCCACATAGTTGTGCGAGGAAGCATCCGAAGGCGTTGTCTGCGGTTGATAGGACTCCTGGGACGTTCTCCCAAAAGACGATTGCGGGGGGGAGTCCGCGAACAGATCGAACTGAGTCAATGGCATCTGCAATCTCACAAAAAGTTAAGGAAAGGTTGCCTCTGGCATCTGCCAAGGATTTTCTCTGTCCAGCCAAGCTGAATGCCTGACATGGAGTGCCGCCACAAAAAACATCGGGGGCTTCCACCTCTCCGCTTTCAATGCGATCAGGAAGAGTGGTCATGTCACCCAAATTTGGAGTGTCAGGATAGTAGTGATTCAAAAGCGCAGATGGAAATGGCTCAATCTCGCTGAACCATGCGGCCTCCCAGCCGATCTGATTCCAGGCCACAGAAGCCGCCTCAATCCCGCTACAAACAGAGCCGAACTTCATACTTTTTTGATGATCGAATTCAGCATCTGGCGAATCTCAGGAGGAGGCGCGACCTTCCTCAGAGAATCCTCCTCGATTTTGACCAAAGCAGGATCACGCATTGGTGCGCTCGGGACAGTCAGCGATTGGGCCGGGACATACCAGCTCGCCTTGAATCCACCCCACCCTCTCAGGCAGCACTCCTTCAAAGCTTCCTGCATTGAGATGCCAGCCTTCTTCACCTCAGCCTCGACTTGAGCCATAGCGGTCTTTGTCAAGGGAAGTTTCTTGGACTTGCGGATCGCTAACCAGTCATTCCAGACTTGAGGATCAACACCAGAGAAGCACTCGACGACTGTCGATGTGCGTTTCTTATCTTTAGGTCTTGTGTCTTGGGTTATGGGTAATGGGTCATGGGTTATGGGAGCATTGCCTTCGGATTGCGTTGGCAATGCGTTCGCATCCTGTTGCTTGTCCCATCTAGCCCTTGCGCTACTCCTGGCCTTCTCAGACTTGTCGTTCACGGCATCAATCTCTCGCATCACTCGAGGAGAAATCCAGCCATTTTCTGTACGGACGAAGAACTCCCGCAGAACGGACGCAATGCAGTCGCTATGCGATCGCATCCTGATTAAACGGGCAATCTCGTCTGGCTCTAGGGGAAGTGGGCGCTCGTGAAGGTAGCACCAATCGAGAAGTCGGCGGTATGCCAAGTCCTCGAACTCATCAAGATGCCCCGTATGGGACTGATAGTCCTTGATGTTGAACTGATAGAAATGCATCAGCGTTCCTTGGGGGGACAGCCTCAGGGTGAGAATTCCGAGGCGGGCCAACCCATTACGGGCTTTATCGGGCCTGAAGCCGTCCACCCAAGGACACTGATCCAGGCCCACCTTATGCGCTTCTCACGGCGCTTTCTCACTCTACCTCAACATTGGGAGGGTCTGCAATAGGGAACCACTCTGGCTTTAACGCCTTGAGCTGCCACAGACGGGCCTGGGGGATCGTCTTCCATTGATAGATCGCCGGGGGAGAGATGCCCAGCAGTCTCGCCAGGGCGGTGACTCCTCCAGCCTTCTTGATTAGCTCTTTCTTGTCCATTTCTCTCCCTTGGTGGGGCCAGCCTCATGAAGCAGAGTGGCTCCTGCTGATAATTCGAAAACACCAGGCGCACGGCGCTAACCCGTTCCTGGCCCCGCTATAGTGTAAGCCCGATTAGGATAAGTGGACTTAGGGAAAGTCCTATGTTGCATGGTGCTAAGTTGGCTTATGATTCTTCCCATGCCGCAATGTTGCGGTCTTTTAGGAGCCAGTATGAACCCATGCATCCGCTGCCAGTTCGTGCTTGAGAATCGTCAAAATGTGATGAACTCAAAGTGCGGCCACCCTGACCTCCAAGTCTTCAATGTGGTGACGGGCGACAAAGAACCTCTCTTCTGCACCACCGCACGGATTCGCGGTAACAAGTGTGGCCCTGAAGGAGAGCTGTGGGCTTATGACGATGCGTTTCCTCCCGCTCAGGAGTGGGAAGAATGAGATACGTCTATCGCCCTCTTCAGGAGCAAATTGAAGCCCGTCGTCAGGCGGCAATGGATGTCCTTACCGCGGTCGGTTTGGGACTGTGTGGCGCACTCTTTTTCTTCTTCTTCCTATGAAAAACATCGCAACAGCTCTGGTCGCAGCGCAGAAGGCTTTTGGCCCTGCTCTCAAGTCCTCCTCAAATCCTCACTTCAAAAGCCGTTACGCTGATCTGGCGGCTTGCGTTGAAGCAGTAGTCGACGCTCTGAATGCAAACGGGATCATGCTGATGCAGCAGAACACCGAATGCTCTGATGGGGTGATTGTCGAGACCGTGTTCCTCCACGAGTCAGGAGAAATGCTCTCTAGCGGGAAGCTCCATGTTCCCGCCTCCAAACAAGACCCGCAGGGTTATGGATCGGCCCTGACATATGCGCGGCGCTATAGCCTGATGGCGGCTTGCGGAATCGCTCCAGAGGATGATGATGGCAACGCAGCCAGTCGCAGCTCAGGGGCAGAGGATCAAGCGTTTGAGGCTCAACACCTGGACGTACTCAGAGATGCGGCTATGGAGGGCTTAGACGCGCTCCAAGCGGCTTTCAAGGCTATCCCTGCATCTCCGGCTAAGACTCGGTTTTGGACGAAGCACCAGGCTTCATTGAAAGGAGCCGCGAAATGACAGACCAAAGGTCTCCAGAGTGGTTCGCCCAGAGAGCCGGGAAGGTCACCGCATCCTCTGTTTACAAAGTCATGGCAAAGACCAAAACAGGATGGAGCGCGGATCGGGACAACTACAAGGCCCAACTGGTCGTTGAGAGGCTCACGGGCCAACCCGCAAAGACTTACTCCAATGCCGCGATGGAATGGGGAGTCCAAACAGAGGCTGAGGCCAGAGCCGCATACGAGGCCCGTATGGGCGTCTTGGTGACCGAGGTAGGGTTCATGCCTCACCCGACCATTGAGATGTGCGGAGCCTCACCGGACGGAGTTGTGGGAGAGGGATTGGTTGAAATTAAGTGCCCTGAAACGGCCACGATGATCGACCAGCTCCTGACAAGAAAAATCCCGGATAAATACTACAAACAGATGCAGCTTCAGATGAAGTGCGCCGACAAGAAGTGGTGTGACTTCGTGGTCTATGACCCAAGGATGCCAGAGAGTATGCAAATGTTCGTTGCTCGAATAGAAAGAGACGAGCGTTTCATAGCAGAGATGGAAGCCGAGATCGTCAAGTTCCTGGCAGAAGTCGATTCAACCGTAACTCAATTGAAAGCACAGTATGAGCAAAGTCATGTATGAGATTTCCGTGGTCGTTGGTAAGTACACCAACAAAGAAGGCCAGGAGAAGAGCCGCTATCTCAAGATCGGATCGGTCATCGACACCAAGAACGGCCCCATGCTCAAGATGGACTGCACCCCTAATGTCGAAGGCGGTTGGAATGGCTGGGCCTACATGAACCCTCCCCGCGAAGAAGAGAAGTCCGATAAGCCTCGCCGCAACCGAGAGCAAAACGATTTCGATACACCCTTCTGAGGGTAATCACTAGGCCGCCTCTGTATAAGGCGGCTTATCATCACACAGTCCGTTAAGCGAAAGGAAGCCAAAATGAGAGGACTAGCACGAAACACCGATCCCGACACCTCACACGAGGCGGCAAGGATTCAAACCTCAACCCTGGAGAGCAGGGTGTTTGAGGTCATCAACGCAAATGGCCCAATGACCACCGAGGAGATCGCCAGGGCTACTGGGATTGACCTCCAAAGCATCACCCCTAGGATCGCTCCTCTGATGCGCCTTGGGATTCTTGTAGATACAGGAATTAGGAAGCCTGGTGCATCTGGCCGCAATCGTCGCGTGATAGGGGTGAAAAATGGAATTTGAGTCCATCTGCTGCGGAGTTGACTGCATCGTCAGGGTGACCAATTGGGAGCCTTACAGACCCGCCTTTATCAGCGGCCCACCGGAGCATTGCTATCCATCGGAAGGTGGAGAGGGTGACTGGGAGCTTCTAGACGAGAACGGGAATCCTGCGCCTTGGCTTGAGGAAAAAATGGACGCTATAGAAGCCAGAAGGATCGGCAAAGAGGTTTATCGGTTCATGGAGGGAAGATGACTCGCGACGAAGTCAAAGACCTTCTCAACGCAATCCCTCAGAACTTGACCGCTGATGAGTTCATCATGGCCGTAGCAAACGCCGCAGCAGAGTGGGAGAGACGGGCTTGTGCAAAAGTGGTGGAGAACCATCAGGGCGATAAAGATTCTCTGCTCCAGGCGGCGGCAAAGATAAGGAACCGAACATGACCAGCGACGACATCATGCAATTGGTATTGGATGCGGGTATTCGTGTTGCGTCTGTTTCAGATGCTATTGATACGCGTAACGTTTATGTACATGAACTTGAACGCTTCGCCGCCCTTGTTGCCGCTGCCGAGCGTGAAAAATGCGCCCATGTGTGCCTAGATCAAGCCAACGCACCACCCGGTGAAGGGCGCGAAATGGCGTTGTTCTGCGCCGCCGCCATCAGAGCAAGGGGGCGGGAATGAGCTTTATCTATTGGGTGATTTTTTGCATCTTGTGTGCGTTTGATCCGGGGCCAAAATGAAGACAAAACTGCTTGTGATCGTCAGAAAGCGTTGGAGCAATCCAGACCTCCCAAGAGAGGTGAATCGCGCATATCAGAGAAAATGGGTCAAGTCGCTTCGCCTCCTCGGGAGCAACTGGCAACTCGCCAAGTATGAGGAACGCATCAAAAAGGTAGAGAAATGAAAATCCTCTGTTTCTTTGGACTCCACCGCAGAACCATGACCGACAACCGTATCCGCTGCACCAGATGTGGGCGCTTTCTCAAGAA